TATCGGCCATGAAGTGGCCGGGGAGTTCCGTGTCCCATTCGCCAGTGATTGGGATGTTGTTTGGTGGTGTTCCTTCACCGAACACTGGCAGCAGGGCCAGCAGCAGGGCGATGGTGATTATGGTTTTGAGTTTGTTCATTTTGTTCTTTCGTTGGTGGTTTACTACGCTTCGATCAATTCAGGTGAACGATCGGAGATTGATGCCCGGGTTGGACCGTCGCAATACAGGCTTGCCCCGCACGGCGGCGCAAACTGGTCACAATGCGTCAGGACAAGCTTGCGCGGGTTTGAGCCAGCGTCGGCGTCGCAGCGCGCCCTTAGACCCGCCACATCGAGCGGAGCGAACCTGAGCGAACCTTGGAACGGGTTTGGAGCGTTCGTGTTGTCCTCGAATGCCATTGCCGCATCCTCTCCCGGCAGCGGGCCGGCGCCGTGACGGGTCAGGTAGGTTCGCGAGACGTAATAAATCTCCTTCTTGTCAATGGACGCCTGCGCGCAGAGGATTTCGACGTTTTTCATTCCCGTGTTGGAGTTCGTCACATGCGGGAAGAACGACTTGTTTCCTTGATCGAGCAGCAACCCTTGAGCGCCCTCGAACACCGGGTCTTTGCACTGCCCGATTCCGAGCGGTTGCACGCAATCGGCGAAATGGTGGCAGCACTTGATGAATTCGGCGATACCGCGGTCGCGAAACTCCGGGTCGCATTCCTCGCCGCAGCGGAACTTGGAGTACTTGCCGCAGATTTCGGCAAGCTGCCGCTCCAGACGTTTGCCGCCGTTCCAAATGTCGCTCATCGTGATTTTCAACTCGGGAATGTTCGAGCGCTGAATTGTTTCGTTGAACCCGATTCCGCAACTGCCGTGCCGTCCGCTGCCGCGCTTCGTCTCAATGACTTGGTTGATGAGCATGTCCATGAAGGTCGTCACCAGACAATCCGGGTGCGCGTAAACAACCGGGTGAAACCCGAGCGCAATCAGTTGATCACGCTCCTCGAAGAAAAGGATCGGGTTGCAAACGAATAACTGTGACAGAAAAGTGGGCACGCCACAGAACGTGCCGCTACCGATGTGACGGAATACGTGCCGCTCACCTTCCGGTGTAACCACGGTGTGGCCCGCCTGAGCGCCGCCATTGAAGCGGACGACAACGCCAGCGCCCTGAGAGCAAAGCCAGTCAGTGACGAGTCCTTTGCCCTCGTCACCGAAACTGGCCCCAATGACAACGCGCGCAATCATTAGACGGCGCGGATTGCTGCGTAAATGACCCTGACCGTGTCGCGGTCGATGTCTTTGGCCTCCTCGGACAATTGCTCGTAAGGGACCATGAGCTCCTCTCCGCTGACGCTTTTCCGGGTGGTTACTCCCTTGGCGAGTTTCTGCTTCATCCAGTCCTCGTGGACTTTGGCTGAAACGGCTTCTATGTCCGGGAGGACGATTGGTGTTTGTGTTTTTGTTTCCATGTTGTTTTTTTCCGTTGGTGGTTGTGGTTGTTTTTTACTTTGCGTCCGCCAGTGCCAGCCGCGGCGTGCGACTGCGTGGCAATTCTTTCACGGCGTCGTAAACGACGTGCCCCCATGCCTTGGTGACTTCTTTGGCGTCCCGTCCCTCGACAACTTCGATCGTGCTCACAATCGTTTCAGCCAACTTGCGGTAGTCAGCCAAAGGAATGACGTGTTGCCCAAGGAGATTTGTCCAACTGCTCATCACGCGATCCAGATGCGATCGGGCGTGATCTCCCTCCTTGATGACGACGTGGAATACGTCGTAGCTGCGCTGAACCTCCGCAAGCATTTCAGCCGTTGGGATTTCGCGCTCCAGATAATCGCCGATGAACTTCTTGATCTGGGCTTGGGTTAAGTTTTCCGGCGCTTCCTCGTCACCCACCGTAAACAAGTAGCCGCGCTTGCCGCGCTTGATCAAACTGTCGTGAACGGTGTGATGCGCCGCGAAATACCACGGCAGGTTGTAGGACTCGAAGCAATTGCCGCCGCCACCATGCTCGATGAAGATTTGTGTCAGTTGCTCGACGATGCGGTTGTCGGCCTCGAATTGCGACACTTGCAGCGGCGCTTGGTCGCAGTTGGCATCGCCAACCGCCATGAACATCAAATGCGGATCCGTGATCGGCTTGCGGTCGAGGATTGATGTGAACAGTGTTCCGAGCCCCTCTCTGGCAATTACGTCCGCGATCATGCCCATGCTCCCAGTCACGTCGAGCGCGACGATGATCGGTGTGGAGTTCGGATTATCCGCGCTGTCGCGCGACTCCCTCACTTTGACGCCTTTCGGGTCGAGGTTCTTGTTGATCGCACGAGACGTGTAAATCTCGTCGGTGGTTTTGCCTGATGTGCTGGCCGAGTAAGCCCGGTAAGCGCTCGCGCTGAATGATCCTGATCCCATAGTTTTGCTCTTTCTTTTGTTGGTTGTTTTTTTGTTTACCGTGACCGTAAATCTGGCGCCCTTACCCACCATGCGTCCAGCCCGGGCAGACCATCGCAGTAAATCATCCATCCGGTCTTTTTGGCAGTCGCGTCTTTAACGACGTTCGTGACGGTGTGGATCGTTGGCGGCCCCGGCAGGTAGTCGGTTTCAATGCGATCACCGACCAAAGGAATCCAAACGCCGTTGGTGATATCCCACGAATTTGTCAAAATCATCGGCTTTGAGAACCAGTACTGATTCGTGCTTTTGCTGTCCGAGATTACGCACAATCCGTTAATCGTGGTGAGAACGCTGCCAAGGCGGAATATGTCGTTGGTTCCGGCCGCGCTAATCGCCCCGCCATCAATCCAGACGTCGGCAAACTCTTGGACTGGGTCGCCATAAATATGTGCGCCGCCCGCCTTCGCCAAGTTCGTGTCAACGAATTTCTTTAATTCAGCAATCTCGAATATGGCTTTCCATTCTTCAACAATCGAGAACGCCTTTTTGGTTTGCGCCTGAGATTCCTCGCACAGGGCCATGACCTGTTTGAATTGTAATCTCCAGTGGATGGCTTGGGTCGTGACACCAATGAGTGACAGCAGCAGGCTCGAAATGACCAGTATGTTAATTTTGTTTTTCATTTTGGTGTGCTCATAATTCAATCCTCGGCAGATACCGCGCGCCCGTGAATCGCCCCTTGCGCGTCACGACCGACACGGCCTGCCCATTGGTGATCGTTCCGTAATCCTGCGCCGACGTGCTCACGTCGAACACCTGATCGTCCTCGACCGGCGTGCAGTAAAGGTGATACTCGGCGGGATGATGCGCGGTGTTGATGTGGAAACTTCCGTCGTTGTCGTAAGTGGTGGTCGTAGAGGTCCACGCCTCGACGCGCTCACGGCCCGATACAGTGCAGTCGTAGCGCATCGACGTTCCGCACGCGCAGTCCACGCAGATGAAGACGGTCGCGCTGGCGAGGAAGCACGCGAGTGACCAGATGGCGATGGATTTGATCTTCATCGTGTGTCCTGAGCGCTCCCAGAAACAATCTGCCGTCTGGTAGTGCTGTTAGTCCAGCACTGCTCTGAGATAGTTTTAACAGGAAGTTCGCCGAGTCGGCCTCCGTGTGAGAGGGCCCAGTTGAGCGTGAAATTTAACCCGCTCTGAACCCCTTCTTTGAATGCAGCTTCCGCAAGCCTTTTGAGTGCGTCGGCTTCACGCTGGCTCGTTTCTGCCATGCGCTTGACCTGCAAGTATCTGGATTGGTTAAAGTATAAAACACACGCTACAGCGATGGCCAAGATGAGAAATTTTGTGATTGGTTTCATAATTGCTTTCCTGCTGTGTTGATTATTCATCATGGTTTGGGATTGTTGAGTTCTGCGATCAGAGCATCCGCGGCGTGAACGGCTTGTATCACGTACCACTGGCCTTCCATCCCGGGGTTATCAAACGCCTTCTTCAAGAATTGAGCAGTCCACGGATTTGCCAGCATTCGTGAATCCATTTTATACAACCCGAAGCGAGTGGCGATTTCAGGTCGAAACATTTCTTAACCCACCACGATTTCCACGCGAACTCATCATTTGGGTGCGGTTCGTCTGGATACTTTGTGATTTTTTGTTCTGGCAAACTCATACAAAACACAGCCCGGAATCGCATTTCTCTTTAACCTGTTCGGTTTTTGGCTTGAATTCTACTTGACTTAACGGAATACAAGAGCGATGGAGGAAAACGGTGGGATCAATCAGCCTGATTTCAGCATCAATCTGAACTGCTTTGGCTTGATCTTCAGGATCGTTCTGGATCCATTCGATATCGGTCTGAAGGGGACACATATAGCAAGCTGAATGAACCGGCTTTGGCCAGCCGAACTCAATCACGCCGTCCTCGCAGTCGGACTTGCTTTGGGGGTATCCGTCCACCAGAGGAAACCAAACTTCATCTCCCATGCTTGCACGCTTAGGCTTCCATCGCCTGACTTCGTCAACCGAGAATCCAATCCAAGAAACCCAATCTTTAATTCCTTTGTCTCGCTTAAGCCAGCGGTCGCATACCCGTGTTTTCCATTCATTTGAGCAGTACGTTTCAAGTTTGGACACAGCGCCGTTGAAGTTTGTGAATGCGGGAATTATCAAGGTATCTCCATCCTTGCCACTATACAGGTCAACTGTGGCATATTTAGCCTTAGAAACGATATGAATTGGGATCGGAAATTTCGGCTGTACGTAATCGTTCAAGTACTGCCAAGTACGCGCTTTTTCTCTGCCGGTATCGGCAATGCAAGCAATGTCAGGACATGGAATCTTGCCTTGTATTATCAGCGTTGCAATTCTGATGGACTGTCGCCCGCCACCGTACATCCATACTGAAGGTAATTTGTTCATGTGATTAACTGGTTTGTACTGTACCGGGAACCTCTATTTCCGATGGAAAAGCGAGAGCTTTCCCTGTCGGGCGGGTCTGTCCTATTTCCGCATGGAGCCAAGCGCATAGCCTTACTCCCTCCGCGCATCACCCTTCGTGGCTCTCCGGTAGCTTGGAGCCTGTTTACGGGGAGCGGTCCGCTACTCCATCCGTCATGGGAAATCCCATAACGGCTTGTCCGAGTCGTCGCTCTCGCAGGACGTTGCTCGCGGATGACAGAGCCGATTCGATGGGCTAAAGAAAAAGGCCGTTCAGTTCTGAAAAACCGCCGGATGCTGCGGTGCGAGCCTCGCGGCTTCGCGGAACTGAACGGCCACCAAAAAGAGGTATTTCGTTCAACTTGCACATCCACCAGTTTTTCATTCTGGCATCGAACGCAGACAGATTGGCGCAAAGGCGGCATGGAGTCAAGGGAGATCGTAATAAATTGGTCCCAGATTTCCCGCTGGGCCGGGGTTCTTGAATTTTGGCTAACTGCTATCTGTTTAGCGTTCGTTACTTTCGTTGCATTCGTTTGACCCGTCTTTAGCCTCTGCGCTCATGGCGTTCGGGCTTGATGTATGAGGTCAGTTCGTTGCGTTCGTCGTGTTCGTTGCGTTTGTAAGGCTGACCGCAAAACTCAAGTCACTTTGCTGCGTCCGTTTCATGATTGCTCACCTCCTTTCCTTCAAATCCATCACAGGTTAGAAGCCAGACTGGATCGAAATTGAGCGGCCAATTAAACCAGCCTCGGCGAATGCCGGTTCTGTCACCCATCACGTTGAGCCGTTTCATGTCTGGCGAGTTCTGACTACCGCTCATCAAAAGCAGTGGCGTCAGGAGCGTTTCCACCGGGTTGATCTTCGGGTGCGCGCATTGGATGTGAGCGTCACCCGGGATCGTGCGGTGATGAATGCAGTCGTGGCAGGATGGTTTCATGCTGCCTCCTCAACATGCTTCGCGTGCGCCTCGGAAATTATCTTGCGCTTGCTCTCGTTTGTGTCGCCGTGCCTCGTGCTCGTCGAGTAGCCCCACCGCCCACAACCGCAAATCGCCGCCGGAATTTCACCCAGTGAGATTACTTCCAACTCGTGGCCCGCGTCCTTGCGGTCGTTCTCTCGGCAGCCTTCGCAAAGGTCGGGGCACGGTGGTCCAGAGCCCTGCTGGATGACAGCGGAGCAGCGGGAGCAAATGACGAGGCGATCGCTCAAACCATCGCCTCCAAGAATTGCGCAACCTGCCGTATGTCGTCGGATTGAAGGCGTAGCGACCTCGCTGCCTGTTGGGCGCCGGCTCTCTCGCACACAATGGCATCGCTCATGGCTTGATGCTGCATTGTGCGAAGTTGGTGCGCTACGTATGTCGCAGCATTCTTCGATGGAGTCACCCCTTTTAAGGTTCCTCGCACAAGTCTGTGAGCGGGAATTACCTTCGCCTTGCGACTCACAGCTTTTTCTCCATCGTGGCCGCAGCCTTCGCGAACGTGCCAAGCGGCATTGTTACGCTCTTGCCGGCGCCGGTGATTGTAACACGGTCGAGTAGCGGCGCGAGGTCCGGCCAGAAGAATTGGCCGGCATTGTCCATGAGCTTCTTCGCTTGCTGCTGCTCGATGCTGGATTTTCCGTGGCGTTCCGCAATGCACTTAAACCAGCCAAAATTCGCGTCGTGCTTGCGGAGCTTTATCTGCGGCCTGCCGCTGTCATCGTATTGCGCGTTTCCGGCCCGGTCGGCTTTTACGCTGATGTGATGCAGTTCGTGGTCCAGCAGTGCCGCCTGCTCGTCCTCGGTTGCTGTTGGCCAGTAATCGCCGTCGAGCATTACCTCGGCGTCACCACGCCCCATAGCCCTGTCCTTGGCTGAAATGACGCGCGCAACGCCCAGCGCTTTGTAACCGCTAACGGTGATGGCGTCGTTGAGTTGCACGCCCTTGTCGTTCACGTCGCCTCTCGCAAAGAGAAAGTCGATCTTGACTTCGCACGCTGCCAGCGGTTTGTGGCTTTCGTATTTCGCGATTAGTTCCTCGGCTAATCGCTCGACGGATTTATCGGCTCTTTCGTAGGTTGGCACTTTGGTCCTTTGGCTTGTTGGTTGTTGGTGTTTTCAAAATGGACATTTACCCAAGTCCGCGAGAATGGTGCGCTTGAGCGAGGCGATCTTGTCGTCGTCCTTCTGGACGGGATGGTGCAAAGCCACAATCCACCATCGCTTGCCTTTCCACCTTTTCGGATTGAGCGTGCCGTGCAGTCCTTTCGACGTACAGATTTTGAGCGGCCCTGAAATTGTCTCCGTTGCCCCGACAACCGCACCCTTACCTGATCCTCCATTCGCCGGAGTGCCGTCATTGTTTGAGCGCCAGAACGCGATTTCTGCGCTGGGTATTTTTCTGGCGTGCGGCGCGAGAAAAATTTGCAGGTATATTTTGAGTTCTTCAGAGCCGGAGCCGGAGCCGGAGCCGTAGCCGTAGCCGTAGCCGTCGCCGTCGCCGGAGCCGGAGCCGGAGCCGTAGCCGGAGCCGTAGCCGTAGCCGTCGCCGGAGCCGGAGCCGGAGCCGTAGCCGGAGCCGTAGCCGTAGCCGTAGCCGTCGCCGGAGCCGGAGCCGTAGCCGGAGCCGTCGCCGGAGCCTCCGTAATTCTTGTCACTCATTTCCACGGCTCAGCCTTCCATTTCGCTGCAGCTGCTTCAGAAACTTCCATCACAGCGGTTACGTCGTGCAGCCTGATGGCTGGCGCGGGCGGCCCGATTTTGCAATCCGAGGTAGGACCTTTGGACGCAAGGCCAACGACGCCGCGAACGTCCGCGCTCCAGTAAACGCACATTTGCGCCTGTTCAAGCCGGATAGTTTTATTTGTCGTGGGTTTTCCGTATCCAAAGAATACGCCTTTATGTTCCGTTGTAACGAGTAGTGGTTGTAGTTTTGTTTTGTTCATGTTTTGATGGTGTTGAATTGTTATCTTCGTTGTGAATCTTACAATGGGGTTGCTAAGAATGCAATAGTTATTTTCGCTCAGTTGTTGCGAATTATAGCGGCCACTTCCTTATCCGCGTCCAGCCCGCTGATTTCCGTTATAGGAATTCCCATCACGAGCACGATGTTGCCCTTTGTCGGATGGTCGGTAAAAACAATGCGCTCTCCCTCCTCGTGCCACGATTCGATGGAGTCCAAATGACCGCCGAAAAGCTCGCGGCCCGTGAACATCCCATAGATGTAGTCAACGTGCGCGCGGTTGCCCTTGCGCGTGAGGAGCGCTACAAACGTGTTTCCAACAATGTCGTGGCCGATGGCAAAGACGTGGTTGTGGGTTGGTGGGGCAATCATGCGACCTCCTTGCGGGAATGAACAAGCACCAGAGCGCCACCTTTCTTGATGTTGTAAACGGGATCGCCAGTCTGAAGATGCAGCGCCTTAGCGCGCCGCTTCACTTCCACCCTACCAGCGATGAGAATTAACTCATCGCCGTGCCAAAGCCCGCAATGGCGTCCGTCTTGTTTGATGGCGATGTTTTTCATTTGGCCTCCTTCGCGTCCGCAATGCGCTCCAGTTCCACCATGCGGGTGTGAGCCTGCGCAATGTAAACGTCGGTCCCGAGAAGTTCCTTCGTGTCTGTTTGAAACACGCTCCAATAACCGTTGGCGCGCGTGCAATGGTGTCGAGGCGAATACCATGCACCTTGCGGATTGCTGCGCGTGCCGGGACGGTGAGCGAATAGAATACTTTTGATGACCTTCATTCAACCTCCTTCGCCGGCTGCTTTTTATCAGCCCACTCGGCGTAGTGCGCGTCCCTCACTTCGTCGAGCAGTTGGTTTGCGGCGTCGTTGTTCATCGGAATGGTGTGATTTGCCGGCAGCACTCCCGGTTCGTTTCCAAACACGAGATGGATCCAGATTTCTTTCCCGGTCCCGGGTGACTTGAGGTAAAGATGCCCCTCGTCGGATGCCGTGAGTTCCTCGACGAAGGCTTTCAAGCCCCCTGTGAATTTGAAGTCTTCGTCGGGCTCACCGCCGTTTCCGCCGCGGTCGATTGTGAAGCCGGCAGCAATCAAGCGATTGAGCAGGCTCGTTGTTTCGGGTTCGTAGTCGTTGTGTGTTTTCATTCGATTTGTTTTGTTACTGCGTTTTCAAGCTCCCCCGCCAGTGCATCCAGCGGGCAGTCAAATCTGATCCTCTCGCCCAAGGCCGCGCCGATGCTGTAGGGATGCGTCACGAGCCCCCGAGGAGCAGCGAGCGCTTTTGCCTTCGCCTTGCGACCCGCGAGCGAGCGCGCCGGGCGGGATGGCAGCGCCTTGCCGGTGCAAACCTCACCGATCATGCCGTCTCCGAGTCCGGCCACGAATAACCGCCGGTCGGCCGGGTGGACTCCGGGCGTGCTGGCGAACTGGCTCCAGAGGGTAACGAAAGCCTGTGACACTTTGCCAGCGATGCTGGCCAGCTTCCGCG